ATAAATTATATAAGGAGGGCCGTAAAATATTTAGAAAATAGTTCTTGACAATCAAATAATACTATGTTACTATCTAAAAGTTACTAGACAATCAAGGCTGGAATAGTCCAGCGCAACTTAAATGGAGAAAATAAAGATCATGAATGATCCAATTTACATTACAGGCAAGTGTCACTACGCATCAATCATTGAACCTAATACAAAGTTTGATCCAGTATGGTCAATACAAATTGAGGTTGATGATAATAATCGTTCTGTTATTGAGGGAGCTAATCTTAAAATAACAAACAAAGGCGATGATCGTGGTGATTATGTAACCATTAAACGAAAGGTAATGAGAAAAGATGGGAGTGAGCGTAAAGCTCCTATTGTTAAAGATTCACAGAATAATCTGTGGGATGATAAGTTGATTGCCAATGGCAGTCTTGTTAATGTAAAAGCAATTCCTTATGAATGGAATTATGCTGGTAAGTCTGGCACATCTGCTGACCTTGCTGCTGTTCAGGTTGTTGATTTTATTGAATATGCAAATAGCAAGGAAGACTTTGCCCCTGTTGACGGTGGATATGTACAAGCATCTGCATCAGCACCATTCTAACTAAGGAGTGGGGGAGTAGTGTTTCCTCTCTGCACTACTCCCTCAGTTTACTATGAAAACTGTAGATACTCTTGTAGAAGATATATATAATTTATTTAGTCTTGATCCTATAGATATGGATGAAGAAGAAGTAGATAAACATATAGATACTTTTGGTGAAATGTTAAAAGTTCATATAAAAGATTTTCTATATGAAGTTCCTAAAGATAGAACAGGTTTAAGACTTTCTGCAATAGGTAAACCAGATAGAAAGATTTGGTTAGATGTTAATAGTCCTCTTAAAGAAGAACAACTTAAACCATCTACTAGAATAAAGTTTTTATATGGTTATATTCTAGAAGAACTTTTACTTTTATTTTCTACTATTGCAGGACATGATGTTAAAGATCAACAAAAAGAAGTGCATGTTGATGGCGTATCTGGACATCAAGACTCTGTTATTGATGGTGTTCTTGTTGACTGTAAGTCAGCCAGTGGTTTTGGATTTGAAAAGTTTAGAAAAAATAATCTAGTGGAAGATGATCCATTTGGATATGTTGCTCAAATATCTGCCTACGCACAAGCAAATGGTATAGATACTGCTGCATTTCTTGCAATAAATAAATCTACTGGAGAGATATGTTTATCTAAACTACATCAGATGGATATGATTAATGCAGAAGCAAGGGTCAAACATCTTAAAAATATTGTTAGTAAAGATAGCTTGCCTGATAAATGTTACTCTGATATACCTGATGGCAAGTCTGGTAATCGTAGTTTGGCTGTTGGCTGTGTCTATTGTAATTATAAGCAAACATGTTGGGCAGATTCTAATCAAGGTAAAGGACTACGTGTATTTAAATATGCAAAGGGTAATAAATTTTTAACACAGGTTGTGAGAGAACCAGATGTAGAAGAAATATATGCATTGGAAGTATCATAAAAAACCAGAACCACATGTCCATTTTGGTTTTGTCTATCAAATAACTAATAAGAAAACTAATAAATCTTATATAGGCTGTAAACAATATTACGTAACTCGTAATAAAAAAAAGGTAGAGTCTAACTGGAGAATATATACAGGCTCTAGTAAATATCTTAATGAAGATATAAAAAAATTAGGTAAACGTGCATTTAAGTTTGAGATTATTTGTGAGTGTAAAAATAAAAGAAGTTTAAAATATTATGAGTGTTATTATCAAATAATAAATCATGTATTAACTTCAACATTAGAGGGAACAAATGAACCAGCCTTCTACAATAATTATGTAGGAGGTAAATTTTATAGGCCAGTACAAGAACCGCCAAATGGAAAATGATTTAGAAAAAAAAGAATCATTATATGATTTAACAGGAAAGAATCCTGATAGAAGTTTAAACTTAGCAATTATTCTAAGAGCACTACTTGACTTATCTAAACCTAAAGTAGATAATGAAACAGTAGAAACATCTTTGCTAAGAGATCAAGCTCATGCATGGGTGTTTGCATCTATTGGTGTAACATGTGAAAATTTTATTTACACTTGTGAACTTGCTGGAGTAGACCCAAGAACAATAAGAACTTTTGCAATTAAAGCTGTTACTGTAGAAGATAATACAGAAATGAGAAAAAAGTTACACTCTTTTTTATAGAAAGAATTAAATGAATATTAAAAATGAATCAAGAGATCAGTATATAGTTAGAAAATTAAGAGAAGAAAAAGAATTGAAAGAATCATCACTAGAAAAACAAGTAGGTGGAAATCATTATAAAGAATGTGCGATACAACCCATAGAGTACATAGAAAAAAATAATTTAAGTTTTTGTGAAGGTAATATTGTAAAGTATATAACAAGACATCGTACAAAAGGAGAGGGTAGAAAAGACATAGAAAAAGTAATACACTATGCTGAGATGATTTTAGATTTATATTACAACGAGTAGGGGCAAATGATTAAAGATGATATTACAATCTCTCCTGAGAGAGATAATCTTTTTGATGAGTTAGGGATCACTCGTCTTAAAGAAGCTTACATGATGGATCATGAAATTTCACCACAAGAAAGGTTTGCACATGTATCTAGCTGCTTTGGTTCTGATAAGAAACATGCTCAAAGATTATATGAGTACGCTTCAAAACATTGGCTCTCGTATTCAACGCCTATACTATCGTATGGACGATCTAAACGTGGGCTTCCTATTTCTTGCTATCTTAATTATATTGATGATAGTTCTGAAGGATTAGTGGAGAATTTAAGTGAAACAAATTGGCTTTCCATGTTGGGTGGTGGTGTTGGTGTTGGTTTTGGTATTCGTTCATCTGATGATAAGTCTACAGGGGTTATGCCTCACCTCAAAATGTATGATGCATCAAGCTTGGCATACAGACAAGGGAGAACTCGTAGAGGTAGCTATGCCGCATATCTAGATATATCACATCCAGATATAATTATGTTTCTTGAGATGCGTAAACCAACAGGAGATCAAAACTTTCGTTGTCTTAATATGCATCATGGTATTAATATATCAGATAAGTTTATGAGTGTCCTTGAACACTGTATGGTTAATCCACTTGCTGATGATTCATGGGATCTAGTTGATCCACACAGTAATGAAGTAAGAGATATTGTTTCTGCTAAAGAACTTTGGCAGCGTATATTAGAAATGCGTATGCAAACAGGAGAACCTTATATACATTTTATTGATAAGTCTAACAATGAAATGCCATCATGGTTAAAACAAAAAGGTTTTAAAATAAACCAATCTAATTTATGTTCTGAAATTATTCTACCTACATCAGAAGAAAGAACTGCTGTATGTTGTTTGTCTTCTGTAAACTTAGAATACTTTGATGAGTGGTCTAAAGATAAAGATTTTCTACCAGATACATTAGAAATGTTAGACAATGTTTTACAAAGTTTTATTGACAACGCTCCTGATACTATTCATCGTGCTCGTTATAGTGCGAAGCGAGAGAGATCAGTTGGAGTTGGAGCACTTGGATTCCATGCATATTTACAAAGTAAAAACATACCCTTTGATTGTGCATTAGCTAAGTCTCATAACATTAGAATGTTTAAACATATTAGAGAAGGTTTAGACTATGCTAATAGAAACTTAGCTTCAGTTAGAGGTGAAGCCCCTGATGCAGAGGGTACAGGACTAAGATGTAGTCATGTTATGGCTATCGCACCTAATGCATCTAGCTCTATTATCATGGGTAATACTTCTCCATCAATAGAACCTTGGAGAGCTAATGCCTATAGACAAGATACTCTTAGTGGATCTTTCTTAAATAAAAACAAGTTCTTAGATAAAATTATTAAGACTAAATGTGAAGAAGATAGTAAGCTAAACTATGAACGTATCTGGTCTAGTATCATAGCTAACGATGGTTCTGTACAACATCTAAGATCTTTTACTACTGAAGAGAAAGAAGTATTTAAGACTGCTATGGAGATAGATCAACGATGGGTTATAGAACATGCAGCAGATAGACAACAATACATTGACCAATCACAATCTCTTAATGTATTCTTTAGACCTGATGCTGAGATTAAATACTTACATGCTATACACTACATGGCATGGAAGAAAGGACTAAAGACTATGTACTATTGTCGTTCAGAAAAGATTGGTAAGGCTGACAAAGTTAGTCGTAAGATTGAACGACAGATTATTAATGAGTTAGATATGGAAGCATTGGCATCTGGAGATGAGTGCCTTGCTTGTGAAGGATAAGGAGATTACTATGGAACTTACTGCTGAAATAGTTAGAGAATTATTATACTATAATCCTAATACTGGAAAACTTTTTTGGAGAGAAAGACCTTCAAAATATTTTAAAAATGAAGTTGATGCACGTAAATGGAATCCTAGATATGCTGGTAAGAAAGCATTTACTTGCACCCTTCGTAATAAAAAATATGGTACTTTGGAAAGTAAACAGGGTTCAATTTTTAATAAAAAATATTACGCACATCGTATAATTTGGCTACATTACTATGGTTGTTGGCCTAAAGATCAAATAGATCATATCAATCACGATCCAACTGATAATA